ATGCGATTTAATTTAAATATTAAGCTTTAAAGTTAAAAATGTTACTATTAGTTAAATTTAAAGTTACTCTTAATTTAAAATTTAAATAAACTACATGCTAAGTTAAGTTAAGTTATATTTAAAGAATAAATGTATTTCTCGTTAGGCGAGAAATATAAGAGAGCAGTTTATGCTTCTGCGTGCATAAAAACATCAGCCGGCTGGTTAAGGCAAGCTGTGCCGTGAGTATACTGCATTATCTCACTACGCTTTTTGTTCCTACACAAGGTAGGTTCTAACATTGAACAAAGCTGTACCAACAAAAGATTTCTTTCGTTTCGTTCCATTTTGATTGGTTTGCTAAGCCTGAGGCGTTGGATACAGTTCATTCGGATGAAAGACGGATACGGTGTTATGAAACTACCGACTAACCGACGTTTGGTGTTGTTTGGGTGGTGTACGAGCAACACTCTTCTGTCTTCCTTTGGAAAGTCAACTTCACGAGCTATCTCCGATTTCCAAGGCAAGGTAGTCTTGTTTTGTGAAAACTTAGGCAAAAGTAATTCATCGTGATCTGTAAAGAGCCAAGGGTATGTTTTGCACAAATAAGATTTTCCTTCACCAGAGGGAATGGCGACGGCCCATCGGTCATCTTCCGGTTCTACAGTGGTTTCCTGTTTAAGAATCCCCAGTAGAGAGGCAAGGCAGTAGAATGGGGCTTCTGCGACTCCACTCACCACACGTACGGGTTTACTGTTAGTAAATTTCATAAACTTCTCCATACTTTCGGGCATTGGTCCTTTTCCGTTCCGAGTCGTCAGGGATGTGCTTTCCAAAACACCTGCATTGTAAAGGAAAGCGTCAACTTGTTCTTCAAACGAAATGTGCAGGGACTCCAGATTTGCTTCTTTCATGTATTTCTTCCATTTTCCGAGGTAGTCATTGTAAAATTCCTTTCCATGGAATGCTGCAAAGAGTAAGGCTGATCGTTGATTTTCTTGTAATTGATGCTGCAAATTTGGGGATTTCCTAACATAGTAAAAGTAAGAATTTAAAGTTTCTATTGACATTGTAGGGAGGACAAAATTTTGACCAAAGTGTACATCACGTCGGAAACCTCGTTTGAGAAAACTTGTTTCATCAAGAGGCCTGAAGTTTGGAACTGCATCACCCGATTTAGTTTCCGCAGTGTACACAATGTTATGTTTGAAAAGGGCATCGGCTATTGAATTTTGATGAAAGTCTTTTTGACACCTAGGGGATATCGCCAGCTCGTTATCATCTCCATATCCTTTGAAATGTACTTCTTGGAAAAATTCTGAGACGGATGAGTTTGGATAGATTTCAAGCCAGGTCAAAGCCATAAGTGACACGTTGACTATTGTGTTAATTACAGTAGTTAGGGGATTTCCAGATGGGTTACCTTGATGAGTCATGTAAACAGTATTTTCACATAATTGCATTGTATGAATGATTTCTTCGAACAGCGTTTCTCTTATGCGACAATCCTCTTCGGATCCACCATACCAGGCGTTGATGACATCGCCTACCATTTCAATGATTTCAGGCATTTCTTTTCCGTCAAAGCATTCGTAATCTCCAGCAACTACCTCATGATTTTTCTCAGCCAGAAAATTGTAAAGTCTAGTCCAGTCGTAAGATTCGGGATTGATTCCAACAGCAGAGAAGAAAATGTCTCCTTGTGCACTGTAAAAAGCCATAACGAAGTCCAAAAACATTTGGCGGACGAGAAGGGTAAAGTCAAGAGGTGCTATGGTGAACAAGCGGGTTTTACCTGCATTCACTTTAGCAACGGGTCTGAGTTCGTCCTTCAAGCAGTCACGCCAAATAGATTCGACACGCTGTTTGTTCTTTGCGGCTTCTCTGCGTTCCTCAAGTCTTCTTTTGAGATTTTCGTTGATGATGTTTCCTTCTTCATCGAACATGTGCCATTTTCCAGGACTATTTGATTCCATTTGATAAGGCCAACCAGGAGAACTTTTGAAATTTAATTTTTCTGCAAATTCGACGCCGGGCAATCCATTCACTGCTTCAGGGATGGTAAAAATTCTTTTTCCTGTGTGATGTAGCAATTTTTGATCGAAGTAATGAATGAGAAAATTTTTGACCTTCTGGATGTTACGCGCGGGGTAGGGAATTGTCAAATGGCCATACTTAACAATCGCTTTCTTCAGTGGCGAGATTCGCACACCTTCAAAATCGAATTGCTTCAGTTTGGCGGGAATTTTAGAGGGGGGGCCAAAATCTTGAACAACTGCGTTGAAAAAGGGGGTCTCTTCTAAAGTTGTATTTAAGGGCTGCGCTGGGGCAAGTTTATCGGGCATCTGTCCTACAATAGTAAAATCACCTTCCGGGATGATTCTCATTTTGGGGTGAACTCCAATTTCGACACATTTAGGAATTGGTGGAGCTCCAGGCAAAGGTCCAAAATGATCCATCGCGGTCTTCAGCTGTTGCTTGGTGACCAACACTGCAAAGCCAGTTGCACGATCCCTATATCCAGCGGTATGTATTCCAAGAATTTTTCCAGGGGAAGGGACAGAATTTTGCACTACTAAAAGGGGACCACCACAATGACCTGCTTGCGTATCGATGTTATGCGTCCAACCGGATTGAGTATAGACGTCTCCCCACTTTGGGTCTGCATATGTATACTTTTTCACAGGTTTCACTGTTCCTTGACTTGTGGTGATTGTACCATCGAGAAGGTCGCGCGTGATGAGAATGCATTTTGAATTTTCCACTTTTGACAAATTTACCTCATCGATGAAAAACTTACTGAGGTCCTTTCCTGCTTCGAGTCTGATTCCACAATTGTAGACAACCCAGTCTTTGTCACCCAAACAGTACAGTCGATCTCTCTTGAATTCCACTTTCACAGGTTTTACACGATGACCCAAATCAAAGAACTCGCCTTCTAGAGCGTGTTCAAAGAAATGTCGTGGCGCAAGCACCAAATGGCCGCCAACTTGAATTGAACTCATTTTGGCTTTTCGTGTTGAACCTTCACACCATTCAATAGGATGTGTGTACTGTTTAATTTTCCGCGAAATGTCCATTGCTTGTAGATCTTCACTTCCTTCAGCTATGACTCGTGTTTTTGAAGAGCGCACAGGGCCAGATTCATAGCCATTTTCAGCAATGGTTTTAACTTTTTGAGAACGAGCAGGGCCAGATTCATAAGTTTCAGCTTCGCGATTTGAAGCAAGATGCATGATTGCGCCAACAGAAGTTAAGAGGCCAAGAACACCAATTAATTTACAGAATTTAGGATGATTTTGCCAAAAATTTTGAACTTTATTGTACAGATGGTTGAACGTGTTCTTAGCAACGCGATATAATCTTGAGGGAACTTTTTCCAATTTAGCTTTATTGTACATGTAAGTATTTAAACATTGAACAGCATCAGCTTGTTCATACTTTAACATGAACGCGCGCGCAGCGAATTTTTCATCCAAAGTCAGCTCATTGAAGTCTCCTGAGAACCTAAACAGATTCCATCTTGTAGTCCAGTTTTCTTCTTCCAAGTCAAAGTCCCATTCTTCCAGTTCTGAAAACATGTCTTCTTCTTTGCTTTGCACAAGTGCTTCCTCCAAAGGTGGCGGCGGAGGTGGGTATGCTTCATAAAACTCTTCGTCGTCTTCGCTTTCAAATCCTGCAGCAAGAGCCTCGATCTCTTCCTCGAACTCTTCATCCTGAACTTCTTCAGCAAAAATTTGTTGTGCTCTGTCAGCAACAGCGGCACGATGTCTTCTTTCAGCTTGTTGTGCAGCATTAAGATCTGCATCAGGATCAAGAATTATCCCACGAGGCATCTCGTCAGGAACAGTTTGTCCAAGAATTTCCAATTGCTTTCGGTGCCAGACAATCATCTTTGCACGGATATGCTCCAAGACTTGTTCTTTCGTACAATTGGCTCTGAGAACGTTGTTAGCCATGTTGTCCGTGATTGCGAACACACAATGTTCATACTTTGCATACTCCTCAACGCTCAGTTCTGACACTCTATTGGCTGTCCAATCTTTCTGCATGTGCATTCCAACCATGACATGTCTTCTCCTCTTGTAAGCTCCATTGTCCCGAATGGTGTCATAGTGCTGATACGGGACATTTGTTGTCAACACAATACCTTGAGATGTAAAGTCTCTTCCTTTGTCTTCATTTGCTCCCATGTTCAACTTGACGGGTCGGGAACCTCGCAACAACACGAACTGAGGTATTGCCACTTTGTCAGCATCTTTTGATTGTCCAAAATCGTCCCACAACACAATGGGCTGATATGAGTACTTTGACCAGTACTTGTCGTCAAAAGCTTTTGGATACATTAAATGCCAATTTCCGAGTCCCATGACTTCTTGATACACTTTGAAAATGTCATAGGCAAAAGCTGTCTTTCCGATTCCGTGATCTCCATGCAGACACACAACAAAAGGATCGTAACGTGTTGTGCTTGTGACGCTCTCTTGTTCCAACCTTTGAATGAGTCGATGAGTTCTTTTACGACATTCAGTGACTAGCGACACAACTTTTGAGTCAACCTTCTCTTTAAGACACAATTCTGTCAATTCGTGCACTTCACCTTGCAATTTGTAGAAGCGATTGTGTACAAAAGGATCCCGCAAAGCAGCCAAAAATGTGGGATCATACTCGAGTTCATCAATTTCAGCAACGGCGCGCATCACACGGTCTTTAAACTCGGTCGCTACGCGTGCCATCATGACCTCGGGATTTTCTTGGTCAAGGACCCAATAAATAAATCGTTGAACCAGTTCGATGATTTTGTTGTACACTTTCTCAAGGGCAGTTAGGCCTAAAAGGGAAAAATGAGCATTTTTGAGAGAAAAACCGAGAGATTTCTCTAACCCTTGAGTTTCAGCTTCTGTGTCTGATTCGAAAAAGTCTTTAATTACTTGCTTAATTTTGGCAAGAGAAGGAAAAACATCAAAAATGTACGCATATAGGATTGTGCCGATAACTGCCACGATCGAACAGATGACATTGGTATTGTCTTCGACGAACTCCGCGGCCTGATCTAAAACTTGTGGCTCAGGTACTTTCACCAGAATTGGAAAATTCATGGCCCAGTTAACGACAGCAGCTACAAGACCTTGCAGCGTTTCCGAGATGGACAATCCTATAATTAGTCCAAGTTCAATTCCCAAAGTTAGGAAATTGGGTAAAGTTGGGTTAATCAGAGTATTCCGTACTTGATTAACAAAAGTGCCGCACAAAAGAACTTCAGATGCGACGATTGCATACTTTGTTACCGTTTCTTTGTTAAATTCAGGTAACTTATTTGCGACGGAAGATGCTTTACCAAACATTCCTTCCAGTTTGCTTGACACTTCATTTAAAGACAGCATTGTTTCTTGCATTTTGCTATTCACTAGCACTTCAGACGTCTTTTCCAGATTTGTCACAATTCTTTCAATCTTTTGGGGATCCACAGCATCTGCAATTTCTCTTACTTTCCGAAAATTGTCTCCCCATCCTTGAACCTCGGGCAGCGCTTCTTCGATGTCCACTCCAAACAGATCGTCCAATGCATCTTCAGCTGCATCATACACACTTTCTGGCACGGGACCACTCTCCCATGCTTGGGTAACAGCTGAACCAACTTTCCTGATTTCAATCTGAGGTTCACAAAATTGCATTCTTCCAAGTTCAGTGATTCTTTTGATTCCTGTCGAAGTTGGTCTAGTCAATTTTTGTGAGTCATTTCCGAGATTTCTACAACCCTCTGGGTATTCGATGGTAGTTGCTCCAGATCCTTCCTTACATGCACCAAAGACAATTTGAGGTTCCCCAATCATTGGCGGGGATTTTGGAACATTCATGATGAAATCATCTCCTGTAGACCTATAGATCTGGAAGCTTGTAGGGTTGTCACTTGTAAAAGATCCTCTCATTTTATTCCGGAACAAGATGAAAAGCGTTCCATTTTGACACAGTAAGTTGAAGTATTTGTTATGCACATCTACAAGAAGCTGCTCATACGGGGCAGCATACGGAACTTCAACTTCAATTGAACCTTGAGTCTGTGTAGTAGCCACAACACCAGCGTACGCCATGATTCTTGACACGTCAACTTCTTTGACTCCATTCATGATTTCAAATTTGGCGCATTCAGTTGGAACATGTACAACATTCACATCATAAAAAGAAGAGTCATACACGAATTTATATCTCAACGATCCTCTCCAGTAGGTGAACAACTTGGTAAACCAAGCCACCTGGTCTGTCGGCACAGCTTCACCAAAGAAAGACCCTTTGTTAGTATTGATAGGGTATCTAGACATTGGAGTGAAGGAGGGATTGACAGGTATACTAATCATGGTATATCCAGAATAGTGATACAGAGGAGGTGAGGTATAAATACAGTAAAATCTCCTTAATATGGTTTGCAAATTCATACCATTTTCAGAAATTGTTTGTGGCGCAACTTCTCTCATTCGCTGACCTTTTGTTGCCACAATTTGCACAGGTGCTTTTGTTCTTGTTGTGGTGTATTCTTCCAAACCTTGAGTTACTGCAGCTGACACATCGGTAAATTTTCCAAGCAGATCCATGAACCGAGATTGAACGTTAGTTTGACCAGCATTCAATTTCTTGTACATTTTCAGAATTGCAACTCGGTAACACCAAGTAATCGTTTCTTCATCTGTTGTTCCGATGTAATTTACAGGCAAGCACTCATACCACCATGTGGCATCTTTTGGCATCTCAATTTTCCCAGCATTGTATAATCTCTTTCCTTCGTAAAAAGCAGCAAGGATCCATTCTTTATTTTCAAAATTTACGTCGTTGATTTCTGAGGGATCCAAGTTCAACACAAACGGATATTCTTCAAACGCGCCGGCATCTCCAAGACCAAACGATGTAATGTTCAATGGCGCAAGAGTAGTAGGGTAAGCTACCTCAAAATCGTCTCCTACAGACATGAGCACGTTGATGGTAATGTCCTGTGGAACATTTGACGGTGACACAAGAGAATTCAAAACATGAATAGTAAGTCTTCCACAGGTGCTCTCAGCAAGCCATGTTCTTTCCATTCCAACTTTGTTGACAACACTGAAACTTTCATTTGTTCTCAGGGCATCGCACCTCAACCATGGTCTAGGACTCATGTATGGTAGTGCAATTTCAACTTCTTTCTGTTCTTCAATGTCAATCACCACAGCATTGGCTTGATTGTACACGTCAATGTTGTCCACTTCCACGTCTTGTGGCACTTGAGCATCGTTAATGTGAGGCGAATACGTGACCAAAACTCTGCCATTATTGTATTCAGTTTTAATAAATTGTAATTTTACAATAATGGTGCCTCGCCAATAACAGAATGCTCGACACACATAAGCTTGCATTGTAGGTATGTACTCCACTCGATTTGTTTGAGGCGCTGTTCGCGAACTTGGAATCCAGACAGGCGTCACAGGCATTGAGTACAACAATTTTCCAGGTCCATGTTTTCCTTCCCAAGGTATCCTATCCAACAGTGATGGAATTTTCAGCAAAACTTTCATGTCAAAGTCGCCATTTGTTGATCCCAAAAGCTGGGTTGGCGTTTCAGTTTGCGAGATAGGACACAATGACAATCTGATGGAGTGATCTACTCCAGTTCCATAACACACAGGGCCTACAGATGTATTCACAATTTGTTCAGCAGGCATTGGGTCTCGTGGGTAGTCGAAAATGAGACCAGCAAGGGCAGTTCCAATTCCAGTAGCCAATCCTCCAGTCATCTTTGAAAGAAATGATCCCAAAGCAGTGGTTAAACCTCCACCTAGGATTTTCTTGAAAAGGCCTTCTTCTGCAGCTTGAGTAAAAATTCCGTCTGAATAAGAGAAGTCTTCAATTGGCCAAGTTGTTTGATGCAATTCAGGATTCACAAATCTACCGTACACTGTGTACTTAAGAGCATTAGATGCTCCTTCTCCAACGACAAGTGGATTGATGACGACTCCGACAAGTCTTCCAAGTGTACAAATAGAATCTGTTTCAAGAGAATTTGATCTTTGGGGAAAGTGGGACAGTAAGTGTGTAAAGGGCACAAACAATGTTCCCACATTTGAAACAGCAGCATCAAGACGGATGTGTGGAAAATTGAACAACTGCATGGCTACGTAATTTGTCACATCTTCTTCAAACATTGGAGGTAACAGAGCGAACAACAAACTTCCAGCGGCAAATCTGTTACCATTGAACTGAATCCGAATTTCATATCCTGATCTTAGAAAAGCCATCACTTCAAGTTGTCTTCTTACAAAATTTTTGGAATTTTTAAT